CTAGCTGCGCCCCCGTCTTCCCAACAGGCTGCGAATGAACAGATAGCAGAGCGCGCCCAGCGCGCACCAGAACACCGCGCTAAATAGCCACGCCATCTCCTGCCAGACTGAACGTATCGGCGTCAAAAAGAGCAGCATCAGCACAAAGCAGAACGTTGCCCCCAGCATTGCGCCCACCACCGGCAGCACTACCCGACGTTTAGTCGAGACAAAGCTGGCCACCGCACCGGGAATGATAAAAAAGAGCAGCCCCAGCTCGGGATGGCTGGCAGGCTGAAAGGCCCCTCTCACGTTTAATATATGCGACAGGTAGACCACAATAAAAAGCAGGAAGCAGCAAAGCGCGCCCGCCCAACCACGTTTAGACTTCAAATAATCCTCCTGACATCGCCTCTATCGAACATTTCTTCGCCCCAAAGGAACGTCCGGTTTGATAAAGCAGTGTGGCTATCCTTGCCAAAAAAGCACCCACGCGAATGCGCGATTCTTAACTAGCCGTTGTTTCTTAATACGATTAAACTAACGGCCTGATCTGTTTTGCGGTCATTGTTTTGTTTGCAGCAGCGTGACATAAAGGTCCACTGACGTAAGTAAAACATTAGCGTAAATCACCATTTCTTTCAACAGCTTACTAGTAAACAAGAAGTTAGCCTCCGTGAATATAAACGTCGCAGATTTGTTAAATGGGAATTACATACTGTTATTATTTGTGGTGCTGGCGTTAGGCCTGTGCCTGGGAAAATTACGGCTAGGCTCGGTACAACTTGGTAATTCCATTGGCGTTTTAGTGGTTTCGCTATTATTAGGCCAGCAGCATTTCGCCATTAACACCGACGCCCTGAATCTGGGCTTTATGCTGTTTATTTTTTGCGTCGGCGTAGAAGCCGGGCCCAACTTTTTTTCGATTTTCTTTCGCGACGGCAAAAATTACCTGATGCTGGCGCTGGTGATGGTCGGCAGCGCGCTGCTGATTGCGCTGGGGCTGGGCAAGCTGTTTGGCTGGGATATCGGCCTCACCGCCGGGATGCTAGCCGGCTCGATGACATCTACGCCGGTACTGGTGGGCGCGGGAGATACCCTGCGCCACTCCGGGATGGCCAGCGACCAGCTGAGTTCCGCCCTCGATAACCTGAGCCTCGGCTACGCCCTGACCTACCTTATTGGGCTGGTTAGCCTGATCTTTGGCGCGCGCTATATGCCGAAGCTGCAGCATCAGGACCTACAGACCAGCGCCCAGCAGATCGCCCGCGAGCGTGGTCTCGACAACGATGCCAACCGCAAAGTGTATCTTCCGGTGATCCGTGCCTACCGCGTTGGGCCGGAGCTGGTGGCGTGGGCCGACGGTAAAAACCTGCGCGAGCTGGGTATCTATCGTCAGACCGGGTGCTACATCGAGCGTATTCGCCGTAACGGCATACTGGCGACCCCGGACGGCGATGCGGTTTTACAGATGGGAGATGAGATCTCGCTGGTGGGCTACCCTGACGCCCATGCCCGTCTCGACCCTAGCTTCCGTAACGGCAAAGAGGTCTTTGACCGCGACCTGCTCGACATGCGCATCGTCACCGAAGAGATCGTGGTCAAGAACCACAACGTGGTGGGCCGCCGCCTCGCCCAGCTCAAGCTTACCGATCACGGCTGCTTCCTGAACCGGGTGATCCGCAGCCAGATCGAGATGCCTATCGACGACAGCATTGTGCTAAACAAAGGCGACGTGTTGCAGGTGAGCGGCGACGCGCGACGGGTGAAAACCATCGCCGACCGCATCGGCTTTATCTCGATTCACAGCCAGGTCACCGATCTGCTGGCGTTTTGCGCCTTCTTTATCGTCGGCCTGATGATCGGCATGATCACCTTCCAGTTCAGTTCGTTTAGCTTTGGCATCGGCAACGCGGCGGGTCTGCTGTTCGCCGGGATCATGCTCGGCTTCCTGCGTGCCAACCACCCGACCTTTGGCTACATCCCACAGGGGGCGCTGAACATGGTGAAGGAGTTTGGCCTAATGGTGTTTATGGCGGGCGTTGGCCTGAGCGCCGGGAGCGGCATCGGCCACGGGCTTGGCGCAGTGGGTGGACAGATGCTGGTCGCCGGGCTGCTGGTAAGCCTGGTGCCGGTGGTGATCTGCTTCCTGTTCGGCGCCTACGTGCTGCGGATGAACCGCGCCATGCTCTTCGGCGCGATGATGGGGGCCCGCACCTGCGCCCCGGCAATGGAGATCATCAGCGACACCGCGCGGAGCAACATCCCCGCGCTCGGCTATGCTGGCACCTACGCCATCGCCAACGTGCTGCTGACCCTGGCCGGGACGCTGATCATCATCATCTGGCCCGGCCTCGGATAACTCTGAAGATAGGCGGTTGCGCAAAAAAATTTCTGGCATCACGCGAACTTTTTATAGAAGTGCCAGTCATAACTAGTGCCACTGCTTTTCTTTGATGTCCCCATTTTGTGGAGCCCATCAACCCCGCCATCTTTGGTTCAAGGTTGATGGGTTTTTTGTTGTCTGCAATCTATAACCCATAAAAATCAATCGCTTAAATAAACAACTTTCCATGCATGGCGACAAAGCGGCGACAGAGCTAAAACCCGTCGCAAAAATCTAAGTTCATTCCTCCTGATTTTTCACCCTCATTACTTCCAAAAACCTTCGATTCCTAGCAACAAATGAATAAAATCAGAAAAAAGAGTCCGCAAGGAAAGCCGAATGTTCGAATTTTAGCCCGAGAAAACTTACAGCAGAACGGAAGTCATGAGTAAGTCAACTCCAGTTCCCGCAGTAAATGGCGTCTATTTTTGGTGGTTCAAAGAAATCCCTAGGCGTACCGGCAAAGGGTTGCATTACCTGTGACGGCTACAAGCTACTTTACGTCAGTATTTCGCCAGATCAGCGTGGAAAACCCAACAGCCGTTCAAATTTAAGGAAACGTATAAGAACGCATTACAGCGGCAATACTGCTGGCTCAACTCTTAGACGCACCCCTGGCGTGCTACTGAGTGGAGGAAGCTGCTTTCCCCTGCGCCGGGTTGGATCTGGCTCCAGAATGACATTCACTCATCCAGGCGAACAGTGACTTGATGTCTGGATGGAAAAGAATGCCAAAGTTCACTGGATACCTGTCGAAGCGCTACCCGCTGCTGAGCCAGCAGGCATTCAGCCGCTTTATGCAGGACTAGCTGGTGTTTGGTAACGCCTATCTGGAGAAACGGACGAACCGGCTCGGCGGCATTATGTCACTTGAACCATCACTGGCGAAATACACCCGCCGGGGAGTAGATCCGGATACCTACTAGTTTGTGCAGTACGGCATGACCACACAGCCTTATGAGTTCACCAGGTGCAGCATCTTTCACCTGATGGAGCCGGACCTGAATCAAGGAGATTTACGGCCTGCCGGAATACCTGTCTGCCATCCCTTCCGCCCTTATGAATGAATCCGCCACGCTGTTTCGCCGTAAGTATTACATCAACGGTAGCCACGCAGGGTTCATCATGTATATTACTAATGCCGCACAGAATCAGGAGAACGTAAACAACATCCGCCAGACCATGAAAAGCGCCAAGGGGCCAGGTAACTTCCGCAACCTGTTTATGTACTCACCCAATGGCAAAAAGGACGGCATTCAGATCATCCCTCTATCCGAGGTAGCCGCAAAGTATGAGTTTCTGAACACCAAAAATGTGAGCCGGGATGACATGATGGCGGCGCACCGTGTGCCGCCTCAGATGATGGGGATCATGTCAAGCAATGTTGAGGGGTTTAGTGATGTGCAGAAGGCGGCGAATGTGTTTGTAAGAAATGAATTAATCCCACTACAAAAAAGAATTGAGGAATTAAATAACTGGCTTGATAGTGACGTCATTTCTTTCCAAGAGTATAAAATAAATTAATATTGAGGCGCACAATGCGCCTCTTCTGAATTTATAGTAGCTTTATAACATTCGCATCATTTACATCAATAGTCATTCTAATAGCATCTCTTTCGAAATAAGAATCGATTTCACCCTGCTCTAATGAATCTATTGATACTTCAAAGAATATGTTCAAATCACCATAAAAATCTAACCGCGCATTCTCAGTCACATCACACATGCCCTCACCATTCATGCTCCAACAGTCAGCTGTTCTTTCCTTATCTCTCTCAATTTTCAAGACCTCACCATAGTATGTGATATATGAGATACCCGCATCCATTTCAAATGAAATTTTGGCTGCAAAATGCTGGTCAGAAATTTTATGCACACGACCGATAGTTATATTTTCAATTTGACTAAAGTCATCAACCTCAGCATCAACATGGCAGATCCAATCAGCTATTAGTTCTCGACCTGCTGATGGCTCGACGTAGATACTTTCAAAATAATTAGGTTTAGCTTGCAATAACCGTTGCATTGACTGAGAGTAGGCAGGAGAGGAAACAAAAGATGTTACATCTAAGTTCTCGATAGAGGATATGATATCAGGCAACTCAAATAAATCCTGTAAACTATCAAGTATAACGAGATCTTTATTACGTGATAAGGACTTTTTAAAAACACCATCTTTTATTATAATTACCAATCGCCCCAAAGAGCTATGTAATTCCGTGATACTGAGATTTATAAAGGCATCAGGCAAGTCCTCTCTTTCTTTCTTCGATCTAAAAACCCCTCCACCGACAAAATAATTATCAAAAACAGGGGTAGTATACTCGCTTTTCAAAGGAAGAATGTTTACTCTATTTTCATCTATCCATTTTTGCATGACGCCATCGATTCTGCTTTTAATGCCAGTCAATAGCTCATCAATGTTCATTTTAATTGCATCTACTTCATGAGATAAAGTTTTTTCTGTAGCTCTTATATCTCTGTCCATGCTTTTTAACATATTAGATGCTTTTGAAAGAGATTCAATAATACCATCTATTTTTTTGGTGGAAAATTCTTTAATTACTAATTCTGGAACATGAAGATTAACGATACCATTATTCACCAGTCGGTTAACAACCCCCATACCAGCTGAATTAAGTCCTTCCTCATGTAAAATATTAGTATCTAAAACCACATTATACATACATCCCTCCATTAATAATTAAAATAAACTGGATGAAATAATAATTGATTGACGCATTATAGCTGTTAACGATTTTTTGGCTATGAATTGCTTCAATTCTGAGAGTAAATGTCTGAGCGTGCGCTCGTATCCCCTCCACGCCTGCCCGCTTAATATGATGGTTTTCATGCAGGTGCATGACGGGCCGGAAAGCGCGCCAGTTCTGGCGGCCCCGACCCTTGTGATCCTTTTTGGATCATGCGAATCCATGCACCAAAGACATGCACTGCTTTATTAAACCGCAGGATGCCGTATGGGAGGGAGTTTCCCATGGTGCGAAATCACTAATGCGTACTTTCATCCTGCCCTACTCCATATTCCTTCAGCCTGGTTATCGACCACACTTGCCATTGCTGGGTTAGCCTGTAGTGAAATAGCAGTTAAAGCCATCAGACGAGTAACAGAGTTGACGCTTTCAACAACCTGACGGCGGGCAGTCATATTTAGCTGAACACCAGAAACCGCACTTGCAGCGACACGACCGATCTCGGCGGTGGCTTTCAGGATGTACTGAGGCATTTTCTCCCGAACAACTTCATTAGTTAGTACGCATGGCAGGCAGTGGATCTGCGTCAGAAAACCATCAACCAGCGTTGAGTCTTCTGTGAGGTCGGTCAGCAGCCATATGTCTGGAGCTGTGAGCTGGTGCGGTTGCTCCAGGTTGAGCTTATTACGCAGTGTTTGAACGTTCATACCTGCACGTTCTGTCAGCTTCGCCATGTTGTGGCGTAGGGCGAAAGCACGGCAGGCTTCATCAAAATGACTTTGTTTGGAAACTTTATAATCAAACATAGTTTTCATCTCCGAACTTATCGCAAAGTCGAACCTTAAAACTGACTGCGATAAGCAAAGGTTTCTTAAGACGATAGTGCGTCTAAAGTCAGAGCAACCATGTTAATCATGACCTTTTCGCGCTTTTTATCTTTACGGAGACGATGGCGCGGAAGGCGGCCATCGGCCAACATGTCATTGATCGTATCGACTGGAAACCCTGTAAGTTCGCTATAGCGCTCAATTGTGACGTGCGGTGTATTCAGATTGATTGAAATGTTTGGGGTCATGGTGCAACATTCCTTCTTTAGTTCGGCTTGTGGCGAGCCGTTGCTTATCGTGATTAGTTGTGAAGGCTCCAAAAGGACACTTCGAGTTAAACTTTAAGATCGCTTTTGGAGTCTGTAAATGCAATTTGGATTGCTTTGGAGGACTTTTGGATTTCAATAGCGGTGGTAAGAAAGTAATTGAGCGTTTGGTTGAGGCATATGGCTTCAACACTCGCCAAGGTCTGTGCGATCATTTGGGTGTATCTAAGAGCACCATGGCAACCCGATATATCCTTGACATCTTTCCTGCAGACTGGGTGCTTCAATGCGTTATGGAAACAGGTGTATCTCTGGATTGGCTTGTCTCTGGTAAGGGGACGTCGAAGACCAGCGCTGCCACTACATTATTGGATTTAGAAGCTCAAGAACTGAGAAATGGTGAAGCAGTGGTCCTAGGAACATATAGGATTGACCCATCCTTACTTTTTAAGAAAATAAAATCTCCATTAGCTGTAAAATCTAACCAGCATATCTATATTTGTGATCGCGAAGACTCCATCATTTCAGATGGTCTATGGCTGGTTGAGCTCGAAGGAAAACTGAGCATAAAGAAAATCAATCTTATACCAGTAAAAAAAGCAATGGTGTCAGGAGATGATTTTTCCTTTGAGTGCGATGTAAACGATATTAAACCTATAGCTAAAGTTTACAATGTGATAAGTGAGGCTTAAATGGATATTGAGTGGGATTGGGAATTTGAAGACGAATTTCTTGGCGAAAAATTACCTGCAGACACATTGGACAGAAAAAAGTACGCCAAATACTTATATGAAATATGCGCTGCGCGTGGCGAAAAATCAAACCTTGTAGTTAACATAAACGCAGAATGGGGGGCGGGAAAAACATATTTTACGAAACGTCTCGCTAAAACAATTTCAAATACTCACCCTACAATATACATTGATGCCTGGAAAGAGGATTTTACTGAGGACCCATTACTTACAGTATTCAGTGGAATTAAAGAACAATTATCAAACCAGTCCGACAATTTCACCACTTTAATCAATTCTACAATTGAGAATGTTGGGCCCCTACTAAAAACAGCTGCTCCAGTTCTTATTGATGGATTAATACAAAAATTCACAGGAGTTGAATCTTTTTCTGATTTAACGAAAGATTTATCTACCAAACTAATAGAGATGCACTCAGAAAAATCAACAAAAATAGAGACAGTACGAAAAGGGATTAGCAGTTGGGTTGAGTATATTGGCCGTAAAGATGGCATAGATAAAAACCTTCCATTATTTATAATAATAGATGAACTTGATAGATGCAGACCTGATTTCTCCATCAGCTTATTAGAAATTACTAAGCATATTTTTAATATTCCCGGAGTGGTTTTTATTATTGCCACTGACACTCAGCAATTACAACATTCTATCAAAGTCATTTACGGCACGGATTTTTCCGCAAGTCACTACTTGAGTAGATTTTTTGATCGGCGATTCCTCCTTCCAACTCCAGAATATAAACATTTATTATTAACTAAAACAGGTGAGAACATCATTTCAGAATTTGATTCTTTGCGAGATAAACTAATTCCATGCCCGCCTGATATCTCATCGTTTGTTAGCAACTGTTCATCCATCTTACTTTCCATAAAAATAAATATTAGAGATGCTGTTAAAATATACGAGCGATTAATAGATATAATTATCACATCAAATAAAAAGCTTGACCCGAATTTAATGTTGATACTATCTGCTTTTAACTTTAAAGATCATGATGTATACGCAAGGATTAAATCAAAAGAAAAACTAATCCCATCCCCTCTCAACACTAGCATAGACCTATCGTTAGATTTATCGTACGAAAAAACATTTGTTAGATACTTCCAAAATAATGGTGGTATTTACAGCAATTCATATAAACAAAAAGAAATAACAACACATGTTCTTTCCTACATTGAGACTGCTTGGAATATTTTAACAATAGCCAAACACTCCCCCATGGGTACACGTCCGAATAATACACCACAACTATGGCTAGATGGTGAATTATCTAATGAGGAGTCATTGGTAAATTTCCTCAAAATGGGTTATGCCGAAAGTAGGCTCAATGGAAGCGAACTAAAAATTCATCAATATTTCGAATTAATTGAGCTAAGTACAACTTTTGATTGATGTTTGAAAACACTTAATCATACATTGACCACTGTTCAAATATACAGTTAAATTTAGCCCTCAGACATGAGGGCTTTTTTATGGCAGTACGAAAACTCGATACCGGAAAATGGATTTGTGAATGTTACCCCGCAGGGCGCAGCGGACGCCGTGTCCGCAAGCAGTTTGTCACCAAAGGCGGAGCACTGGCTTTTGAGTGTCACACGATGGATGAAACAGAGGCCAAGCCCTGGCTGGGTGAATCGGTAGACCGCCGGACTCTTAAAGACGTCGTTGAACTCTGGTTCAAACTACACGGCAAATCCCTGACCGCTGGCGAGAATGTTTACGACAAGTTGGTCCTAATGGTCGATGCACTCGGAAATCCTCTCGCTACTGATCTCAGCTCGAAATTGTTCGCGCATTACCGTGACAAGCGCCTGACAGGTGAAATCTACTTTAGCGAGAAGTGGAAGAAAGGTGCCAGCCCGGTAACTATCAATTTGGAGCAAAGCTATCTGAGCAGTGTGTTTAGCGAGCCGGCCCGCCTTGGAGAATGGGCTGCACCAAACCCACTGGAAAGCATGCGCAAGTTCACTATTGCCGAAAACGAGATGTCCTGGCTAACGCATGAACAGATCACAGAACTTCTGTACGACTGCCAGCGCCAAAGCGCCCTACTCGCTTTGGTCGTTAAGATCTGCCTGATTACAGGCGCACGTAGGCGCGAAGCAGTGAACTTAACTCGCTCCCAATCACAAAGTACCGAATCACGTTTGTCAGGACCAAAGGTAAAAAGAACCGTAGCATTCCGATCAGCAAAGAGCTATATGAAGACATCATTGCCCTGTAGGGGTTCAAGTTCTTCACGAACTGCTATTTCCAGTTTTTGTCGGTGATGGAAAAAACCTCCATCGTGCTTCCGCGCGGACAGCTTACCCACGTTCTGCGTCATACGTTTGCAGCACACTTTATGATGTCCGGCCGGAACATCCTTGCCCTTCAGAAAATTCTAGGTCACCATGATATCAAAATGACGATGCGCTATGCTCATTTAGCTCCAGATCACCTAGAAACAGCACTTCGTTTCAGTCCCCTCGCTACAATGCCAAATCAAGTCATGTAGAATCAATATAGTAGTAGATACCTAATAACTAGCTTAAGGACATATTCATGCAGATCCCAATACCTACCCCAATTCATGATTTTAGCTTTAATATTAGCCTATTGCGTGGATTCATATACCAGACAGAAGCCGCAATTAGCGAAAGTATAGATAAATACGAAAAAGATGGGCCAGATACCTTTGTCATAGAAGAACATCCAGAAGATAACATTTTTATCACATTAAATCACTACATGGGTATCGATGATCAGTCTTTCGACCTCGATAAAACTTTCAAAATACGTTACCCAAGCATAATGCGGCGATCAGCCTTCCTGACTATATTTGGTTTATTAGAACACGAAATGGAAAATTTCTGTAATATTTATTCCAAGGAAAAACAAACGAATGTTAAATTATCTGATTTAAAGGGTTCTGGCTTTGAAAGAGTAGACCTATTCTTGAAAAAGATAGTCGGCCTAACACAATCTACAAATTATCCTGAACTGAAAAAAATAATAAAACTTAGGAATAGCTGCGCCCATAACGATGCCCGCTTTGTCACAAACGACAACCAACCGATTAAAGAAATAGATGATCTAATCAACAAATATCCAGCTCTGCTTGAAAAAGATGCAGAGCAAGTACTATTCAAAGGTGATGTCTTACTGACATTTCTCAAAGTATTTGAAGAATATATCAAAGAGATAGAAGCCGTGATTACCCCCCCTCGTCAAACTAAGAGTCTCTTTCAATAGTGGCGACAAAGTGGCGACAGCGGTTGGCATTACCCCCTAATCGCCACATTTCATCACCAATCTAACTTATTGAATATATTAAAAATCATTGTTTTTCCTAACCCATTTACATAAATGGGTTTTTTCTTTTCTGGGGCTGGAAAAACCTTCAGACTATGACTGTTAGGCCACTACCTTTTCTTCTAACACAGAGCACTCATCAAACAATAAATACGTACCAGTATCAAATAGCGAAATAGCCTCGACCTGATCCATAGGAATCACATGCCTGAAGTGCTGCAAATTCAGCCCAGCTGAATCAGCGGTAATGCCTTTGCTCAAATACAGCTCATAGTAACGGTGCTGTTCATGATAACGAAGCGTGTCCTTGTCGCGATAGCCGCTGATATAGGGGATGATGGCTAAGTGCTGAGTATGGCTATGTTCGATTCGCGGGGCGGCAACATAGCCGATATAGACCTTACGTGATTTGAGCGTTACAAAGATCAGCATATCTTCATCAATCGCCTGCACTAATAAAGATTCAACTCCGTCCATTGCCGCCATTTCCCGATAGGCCGCATCTCTTACATCTTCGTTCTCAAGAGATTTTTTGGCGTTGTACCCTGCTGCATAAGCCAGGAAGCATGACATTCCGATTGAAAGAACAAACAGCATGGGATAGTTCATGGCCGCTTCTTCGGTTAGCCATGAATAAATATTTTTCATGCTATACGTAGGCCAAATTAAATGGGGTAATGAAATAAGTAGGCTGAGTAGCCATAGGAAGATATAAAGAGCAATCAGTACGCCAAAACCCTGGATAACAAACTTACAGCCATGCATGGCAACATAGAAGTAAGAGGTCCAACCGTTTGTTCTGGCATGGCGTATGCGAGACTGATAGTGATTTTCTGTGTACCAAAACCCACACACGAGTACAACCATTATGATTAATGGTCCCAT